CCAAATGGAGCCATATCTTGTTCTAACTGGTCTTGTTGTTCTCGTATCATTTGCTTTTTCATATCAATATCAGTAAGTTCTGTAAAATATTGTTGTCCAGTTGCCCATGCGAATAACACTCCACACATAACAAGGTCATCATTACATCCCTCATCCGCCTGAAAAGAATTTCCATGTTTAATAAAGGTAGACATCTCATTTACCATATCATAATCTGGTATAACAATTTTTTCACTTTCCACCATAGTTTTAAATAGAGAACATCCTATTCGTTTTACTGCCTTTGTAGTTCTTACACCGAGTTGAGCCTTTCCACCACTAAATCCACCACCAAGTATTTGTCCAGAACGACCTCTCATCGCCGCCATCATCATATTATCATATTCCATATCATATTGTAATGCGTGTGCGACTTGGTCACCAATATCATTTACCTCTACAAGAACATACGCCTGATTATAAACTTTTGCGATTTCGTGAATTTTAGTTGGAAAAATTACTGGTTTAATTTCATTATCTCTAAACTTCGCGACAACACGATAAGGTAGTTGTGATACATCAAATACTACAAACGCAGAATAGTCATTTGATAAACCTCTCGATACATCTGCGACTACAACATAAGTATGATTCTTTACTGGATATTCATGTATATCTAAACCTGCGTTACTCTTCATTGGATTTTTATATGGAAGTTGTCTTAGTTTTGTTGAACTAATTAAAGTATTCATAGAACCTAAGAACTCACATTCAAACTCACTTGCGAATTGTTGTTCTGAGGTATTTTGAATTGTTTCTTGTTTCCACTTCTCATCTCTACCAGGTACTTCTGTCCAATGAACATCTATTGGTATATAACTATTTCTTTTCTGTTCTGCGTCCACCCAAAGTTTATAGAACATATTCATTCCATGTGGTGTTGATACTATTATAACTTTTGTATTTTTACCAGATGATATTGTAGGATAAACAGAACTAAAAAATTGTTCTGCGATGTTGGTTGGAACATACGCAAACTCATCTAAGAATATAATATTATAACTTCCACCTCTAACAGCACTCGCACTGGTTGAGGCCGCGAGTATTTTACTTCCATTCTCTAATGTTAAACTACCTTTGTTCCATTCCATAACACCTTGTTGTAACCACTTGGGTAAGTTTTCATACGCAAGTTGTAATCTACCAAGAATATCTCTTGCGGTCGCCGCCTTGTTCGCAAGTATCGCAACACTTACACTTGGATTAAATAAAACATAATACAACAAGTAAGATACCATAGTTGTAGATTTTCCAGACTGTCTTGGTAATTTACAAATTGTAAAACGATTATCATGAAAGGTTGATATCATTTCTTTTTGAAAATTATACATCTTAAAAGGTATGAGACCTTCATCTAAAGAAACAATCTTAACATAGTTCTCTATAAAATGTAATGGATTGTCCATACATTTTTTATACTCTTTAAGTTGTTTCTCTGTAAAGTTTAAAGAAACATTCGCTTTTTTAAGATTAGGATTATTTAAATAATTTTCAGTTGGTTGTCCCATTATAAAACTCCTTGTCTAAAACTAGGATTTTCTTTTCTTTAGTGCCTCAATCTCTTTTTTATTAGAGTTGGCTAGATTTTTGTTAGAACTAATTTGTTCGTTCTGTAAACCATCAATTAAGGATTGTAACTTTCTCGCTTTTTCTTCATCACTATCTAAGTGTAACTCTGCGTTGATTACTTTTTCTAATTTAAGAAAAGCGATTCTTTCGTTTGGAACATATCTCCATGTATAACCTCTTTCTGAATATACACCAAAGACTGTTTCTTTTGCTCCTATCTTTACAATAACAGATTCATTCCCATCTAGGATAACTTTATCACCTTCGTTAAATGCTGGATTCCATTTGAATTGTAATCCTTTCGCAAGACTACTCGCCCAGTCTTTAAACATGATTGCGATTATCGCACTGATTAAAAGTCCAACCCAAGGCAGTATAAAATTAGTCAGTTCCGCTGTCTGACTGTCTAATGTCGGTGTCAATGATTTCTCCTTTTCCTTTTAAAACTTTTTGTAAATCAGCAGTTGAACCAACGAACAATGCGTTAGTTACATTCTTCGGTGCGTTATTTGGAACTTCTTTTAATTTTTTATAATTGTTTTGTAGTTCCACTAATTTTTCTGTAACATCAGAAACAGTTTTAATAAGTTGTCCTGCGACTTCATAACTTCTAGGATGGTCTGATTGTTTCGCAACATCTAATATACCTTCAATTGCGTCTTGACCTTTTTCAATCAGATTATAGAAGTTTTCACGACTATACTTATAGTCAACTTCTTTTTCATCATCACCATTTGGTCTAGGAATAACTTTTCTTTCAGTCTCCTCTAACTCCTCAGTAATGTTGAGTGCCTCACTAATCTTTTTGTCTACAACAGTCATTATTCTTCATCTTCACCAGTTGTTGGATTAAATTCTTTTGCGTCTTGGAAGAAAGATGTAGTTTCATTAAATCCAAAGTCATCATCTGCGTCTGCGCTTGTTGGATTTGGAGTAACAGTATATCTTTGTTCTCTTTTCGGTGACTTGTCTGGCATATCTGTATACTGGTCAACTTGAACAGTTTTAATAACATTAGATGAAGTAACAGGGCCGTATAGATAAAACTTTAATGTAAAGTCTAATGTATATATTATCGCTCTTCTTGAAGCGAAATCACCTTCGTATGAATCTTCATAACTTATATTATTTAAGATTACTGGAACATCTCTTGATGTATCCATATCTACATTATCTTTTAATGTTATTGTATAATCTGGTTGAAAGTATGGAAGTATTTGTTCTACAATTTGTAATGAGTCATCACTATTTTTTGACATTACAGATAATGTAAATGTAATGTTATATGGAACTGGCATAAACTGTGAATCTAATTGTTTATTACTTCCACTTTTTGTTTTTTTAAATTTTTGTACACGATTTAATTTTCTTGTAGGGTCATAACTAAGAGCACCAATCTCAAAACTAATTCTTGGTAATGTGATTGAAACTTTATTATCTAAGTTTGCGTCCTGTCTTAATCTCGCAAGAAACTTTTGTTTTGGGCCATACGCCAACGGCACCTTCATAGTTTGAGTTATTACTCCACTATTATTTTTTCTTACTAAAACAATATTGTTAAATAAACTACCAAATGCGATTACTAGTTTTCTAATTGTTTCATGATAAAATTGTTGTCCTAACATAATTTATTCACTCCTATTCGTTTATGTCCCCAAAAGGATTCCTTTCTGAAAAATCAAAAATCGTATCATCTAAGGTATCCAAATAATCATTCTGTGCGTTATAGTCAGTTGACTGGTCACCTACAATATAATCCTCTTTAACTATATAGTCTTTTGTTCCAAGTAATTCTTTAATCTCTGCGGTGACTTGACTTGTTTGTCCTGTAATAATCTCACCTTTTGAGAATTCAGTAACAGTAATTAAATCATAACCCATTGGGTCTAATGTGTCTGTAACATATGCGATTGCTCCAGATGTTGCGCCTACAATTCTTTCACCCTCTGTAAATGATAGTCCACCATTGTTTATGATATCAAGTCTTGTACCTGTAGTTGTTTCTGCGAGTATAGAACCAGATAGATATTCTGTTTCAGAAAGAACATTATCTCCTGCGTCTGCTCCTGCGCCACTAGTTCCATCAAGTAATAATAAGTCTCCATCTTCTAATGCCATCTCACTTGTAATCGCTCCTGCTTGTTCAAGAGTAATCTGATACTGCATTGAGTCTCTAGTAAATGATGTTTCGATTGCGTCAATCTCTGCGATATCAGTATCAATAACTTCACTAGAGTATTCAAATGTTCTACAACTTAATTTAAATGTAGGTCTATTTTGTACTTGATAAAATGGGTCATCATGGTCAACAAATGTTATCTCAAACATTTTTTTCGCAGTTGGAAAATAAATTAAATCTCCTTCATTTGGTCTTGTACTTTCAATGATGTTTGCGTCAACTGAAACAAGTTCTTCAAATCTTCTTCTTGCGACTGTGAAAGAACATTCCTCTCTCATCTCTAAACCAAATTTACCCATGAGTTCTTTTTCACCACCAAACCCCTCAGTTTCATTGAACACCATTTCAATTAAATATGCGTCATTAAAAGTTGATAGTCTGTCTTCTGTAAAAAGATTGTCTTCTGCTACAAGTTTTCTTGGGAGATAAAATACCTCTTGACCTTGAATCTTAATTTGTTCGATAGCAATCGCTTCATACAAATCTTGTTCATTTTTAGTTCCTGTGTCAAAAAATACATTTGTCGGCATTATTAAATACTATCCTATTTGATACATTGGTGGTAAATCAAATGCAAGTTTTATTTCTTCTTCTAGTTTTTGAATTTCCTCTTTCGCTTCGTTTAAAATAACTTCCCCATTTATTTCAACTCCACCTAACATCTGCATACCTCTAAATTTTAGTAAGTTATTACCCCATTGTCTTTTGATTAGTGCGGTCGCATATCTTTTAAAATACATATCATTGTAAAGAGAAGTGAATGTGTCTGGGTCTAATTGTCTAAAACATTCTATGATGATATACTCACCTTCTGCGACATCGTTTGTAAAATCCATATCTAAATATAATCTACTTTGATGTTGGTTATGTCTTATTGGAACTTCACCAACTAACAATTGACTGAGTAGGTCTATGTGTTGCATTGTCATTTTATAATGCATTACTGATGTTGAAGAAAAATCATATAAGTCGTTTAGTCTTAATTGATATCTTACATCAAATAAATTATTTGTTGAACTATCATCAAAAGGAAAAACTCTTACAACAGAAAGAACAGTACTTGGAATAGGTATAAAGTTTTTTTGTTCTATCCAACCTGCGGTAACAGAATTATCAGCGATATCTGTCGCAGTTGTTGCGCTTGTATTCGCTACACCTCTTGTCAAGTCTGCTGCGGTGAACTGATGTTTTAAAAAAACTTTTTCTACACCATTATAATGAAACTCACGAAAATACTGTAACGCCTCATCAACTCTATCATCTAATTGGTCTTCATCGACATTAATATCAATGACTGGTTGTCCTAATGCTCTTAAACAGTAATCTTTGAATGTATCTTTAGTTGTTGGTGTAGCCATTTAATTTTCCTCTTTAATATATTTATAAAGAAAAATGACTTAGTCTTTGTCTACTAATTTAAGTAAAAGATTCTTAATTTCTCTTATCTCGCATTTTAAGTGGTTAATTTCACGAGTAGCGCCCCTAATATCATCTCTTTGTTTTTGTGCTTCTCTTGACCTTTTAACAGCGAGTTCATACGCAGTTCGATTTTTATTCACTATCGCATTTGATTCAGAATCTCTATACAAATGTGAATTATCTTTTACTGGTATCCTTTCTGCCATGTTCCTATGTTGCGAGTGCGATTGCTCTAAAATCTTTTATTCTTGGTGGTAATGCTGAGTTTGTTCCCTGCATTCTTATCTTAATCGCAAATCCTATAAATTCATCTAACGATGTTCCTGTACCATCATCTTTTTTACCAGCACTATACACATACTCTGTAAAGTCATCTATTGTAGAGTTTGGATTAGCAGTTTCATCTGGACTTCCATCAGTATTAAAATATGTAAATCCTATATCATCAAAGTTAGTATCCTCATCTGACCTTAGTAATTTAAACATTACTTGTATTTCAGAAGTTGATGGTCTGTGTGCGTCTAATATGACTCTGAGCGCTGTTGCTGGAGTTTCTAATTGAACTTTTCTTGTAATATAAATTGCCTCATTACTATCACCACTTGGTTCTGTTGGTGCGACATATTCTGATGTTGGATAAACATCTGAAGAACTATCAATGTTATCTAATCTATTCGCAACTGCGACAAATGTTTTTTTATCTAAATCAATATATGGTGATAAGAATTCATCTGTTGTTGATAAAACTAAATCAAGTGATAATGATTTAGCCCCAGACATTTCATTTGTTTCATTGATTGATGAAGCGATTAACTTCGGTACATCAAAATAGAAGTTTTCATTCAACTGGAATGTTGTACCAGTAGAAACTTTACTGAATGATGTTTCAGTTCCACTTGGACTTGTTCCAGAAGTTGATTTAATTTTTGATGTTAAGTTTGTTTGTGGGAATTCTAACACAGGTAATATAGTTTTAAATGTTTCAAACTGTGCGTTTTCAGTTGCGACTATCGCACTTCCCCCACCTACATTTGTAGATGTTGCGTTACTTGATACTGTAATGGTATATGAATCAATTCCAATATTTCCAATCGCAGTATGTGTTGCGTTTATTTCACTTATTGGAATACCATTTACCGCACTACCTGCGGTCGCGACAACACCAGAGATTGTAACATTATTAGATGTTGAGTGCATTTGATGGTTCGGGTGATTTACTTTAATTACATTCGAACTGTTTGTTGTTTCAAGTGCGTTTACTGGTAGTGTTACAGTTGGTACTGCGTCATTATTTAATGTTAATGTTCCATTTGAAGTTGTTGTGAATGAAGCTCTATATGCGGTGAACTTTAAATCTTCTGCATCAAATGCACTCCAAGTAGAATTGTTTTGACTTTTAAATAATACTCCTAGATATGGTTGTGTACTAATAAATCTACCACCTAAATCATCTTCACCTTGTCTTGAAATCCAAACATTATAATTATCTGAATCAGATAATAAACAAATCGCATATTCTGTATTTGGTGCGAGAAACACTGGTGAATCAAATGTAAAGGTTGTTGCGCTAGAAGCATTTGTTGCATCCACACTTACTGCACTTGGGTTAAGAGTTACACTTCCAAATGGTAATACTTTTCTTGTTGGATATCCATTGTCCATTTCTCTAATTTGTAGAGTTATTGGAATTGTTGCATCTTTTGTTGAGAAGAAGATATCAATTTTTGTTAAGAATTCTCCTACACCACTCTCTGAAATAATAGATTGTGCGAGTGGGTCAATCCAAGTAATATTACTTGTTCTCGCGAGTTCTCTTTGAACTTCTACATTTTGACTTACATCAGTTACTTCAACTCTTGCATTTCGAGTTCCTATAATATCTCTTTCTCTAACTTCAAATATACCTTTTGCGCTGTATGTCGCCTGTGCGACAGTATCAACCGCTGTGATTGTGTTAGTTGAACTTGAAGTTAATCTAAAGTTTAAATCTCCAGTTCTCCATCTTGGATTACCTGCGACAGTTGGATTAGGAATTGCGAATGTTCCTACTACTTTACCATTTGCGTCAGTTGTTAAGTTACCACCAAGTGAACCACCATTTGGTGTAACAAATGATGTGATACTTCTTTTATCAAAGAATGGATAAACTCTTGTATTTGGTTTCATTCCAGTTGCGGTGAAAGTCACAGTTCTCGCTCTTACGAATGGAATTAAAGATTGTGATAAAACTCTTTCATTTATCACCTCTGTATCAATTTGTTCAACAACTTGAGTATTAACTCCACCTCTAGTTCTTATTCCTGCTTCTTCTACGATAGTTGTGTTAACGAGTCTTTGGAATGTTTCTCTTTCAGTAACTTGTCTTGTAGTTGTAACACCACTCCATTGTGTTTCCCATGCGTTCCAAACTGTTCCTATCGCATTTTCATTTTGAGCGACAACAGTATCAAAGTTTCCTTCATTTATCGCAAGAACTATATCTGGATTTTGTTGAACTTCAAACCACTCATCACCATCTGGACTTAATTTTACAATACCAACAAATCCAAAAGTTAAGAATGGATTTACATTTTCTGTTCTTGTCGCATATGGTTGTGTAATACTTGCGACATCAGTATAAGGTAGTGTAACAACATCACCAGTTTTTTGATAACCATCTGATGTTCTTTCTGCGTCTGTTGTATTTTCTTCTGTAAGGGAAATACCTTTCATAAAGTATTTTGGTCTTAACTCATTATTTTCAAAGTCAATAGAAATACTGTAATCTTCATGTAAAGGATTACCAACTTTATGACCAGAGAAATTATCTACAACAAAACCAGATTTAAATCTATTCAAACCATTTTCATCTGTTATTTCAAATGATTGTGTATCTTGTTCTAAAAGACTTAACGCAGTGTAATATTCCACATTTTGTAATCTTTTTTCAAGTCTTCCAATATCACGCATTGTGTATCTTTTATTAACTTGTTTTTTAAAGTCTGCGTCTTCAGTAACATTTAAAACAAATGGTTGTAAGGTTATATCAGCAATTTTCATTGCGTTATCAATAGTTTTTGGTAATGTAGGATTCTCTGATGGTGCACCCTGTATTAATTTAAACTCACCTTTTTGATTTAAGAAAATAGAATCTTTTCTTCCAAGATGAAAATCTAAGTCATAAACAACATTACTTCCATCTTGACAGATATCTACTGTTGATGAACCTGTTCCAGAGAATGCTCTTGAAGCGAAATCAAAAGAGAAACCTGTAATAGTATCTGTTGCACTAACAGTACCACTGGCTCCACCGATGTCTGCTACTCTTGGTCTAAAGTCAATAGAATCTCTTAAATCAAATAAACCACCTGGCTCTCTAGTATCTGGGTCAACACGAGTTGCTTTGTATATTGGTATGTCTTTATAATCAATACCAGAATAAGAATCAACACTAAAGAAATCACCACTACCATGTTCAAAGAAATCAAAGACTACAAGTAATCTTCCTACTGGTGCGGGAACACCAACCTTTCTAACAAGTCTTGATATATCATAGAAGTTATCTCTTTGACCATCATCTAAAACATAATTACTTGTTACAACACTTGCTCCTGCGGTTACACCTGCACCATCTATTGTAGCAGTTGCTCCAGAGGTTTCGCCTGTTACTTCTTCACTTGCTGAGAAATCTGTTGAAGTAAGAAGAACATATGATAATGGGTCTGTTGTTGTAATTAATATACCTTTTGCTCCAGATGTTCCACCTGTAATTGTTTCACCTCTTTGGAAAGTTCCTGTAATAGTTCCTATTGGTAATGCAGGTGCGGTAGCATCTGTACTTGCGTCTGCTGCCTCGTAAACTGCGCGAAGTCTAAAACAGTCTGCACGACCTAATGAAATTTCATTGTCAGTTGCGTCTGTTCCATAGACATGACCAGTTGCTCCACCATTTAAAACTTTTACTTGTTTTGATGATTTAAGTGTTTTTGATTTTTCATTTGATACAGTTCTTGTTAATGTTGCGAGAACTTGTACTGAGAAATCTCCACTTGTTCCAAAAATAGTTGTTGATGTAATTGTTAAAGTACCTGTACCTGCTCCACCAACACTAACATTTGAACCTGTAATATCTACGATATCTCCTGCGTCACCACTACCACCTGTTCCATCTTTAACAATTGCTATTGTATAGTTTGCGTTTGTCGCTGATGCAAAAGTTTCATTCGCTCCTGCACTTAGACTTATAATACCAGATGAGTTTGGTGTTGAAGTAAATTGTCTTCTGATTGTGATTGTCGTATCTGCGACACCACTATTAGTATCAGTTTTTAAAGTTTTAACTCTTTTCTTTTTAAGTTTTCTTAAAAGAACATTCTTAGTTTGTTCTTCTAGTTTCGCTCTTTTTCTTACAATGTTCGCAGATGTAACTGCGTCTGTTGAAGGAGCTCCAGTAAAGGATATTGCGGCAGATGTAACTCCATCTACTATTCTTTCTTCTGTAGTACCATCTCCTACTGGAATTACAAGAGTATCACCTACAATGACTTCTCCTGTATCAAAACCAGATATACCAATTAAATTATTAGTACCACTTGTTTCTGTAATATATGTACCAGAAAGTGTAACTTCATCTGCAAGTTTTATATCTGCAGTAAAATCAACATTTGAACCACCAGTTGCGGCCATATGAGCTTGTTTAGCTTTTGAGAAATTATTTGTTACTATTGCGGAAATAGTTAAATCTGTATTACCACTATTCTCAACTATTTGTGATGTTTCACTTGAGTTTGAAGAAGTAATTTTTTCTCCACTTGAGAATGTTCCATTAACTGATACTAAAGTTAATCCTGTTCCACTAGTTGCTGCGAAAGCAAATCCAGTTGCGCCAGATGTAACACCTGTTATTTTTGAACCTGCTGTGATTGCTGGACTTGGTGTTCCATCCAATGTAATGGCGGTGAACATTTTTACATCAAAAAGATATAATCTAAATTCACTACTATTACCTGCGGTATCAGATAAGAAGTTTGTATTATCTGTTCCACTGATATGTTCAATCGCTCTTGCTCTTGCGACACCAATCTTTGTACCTGCTGCAGTTCCACGAGTTGAAGTTGCGGTATCATGTAAGTTTATTGTATTATATGGTGTTACATTACTTGCGATATTTGGAGAAACTTCAGGCATACTATGAACATTCGTAACCTTTACAAAGTTTCCAAGTTCCTGTACTGTTACTCCACCATTTAAAGTTTCAAAACTTCTTGGTTTAGGTATATCGATAAATGTTGGTGCAACCTGTTCGATTTCATAACCACGAACATATGCTTTACCAGATGATATTTGTGCAGTAAGAAAATCATCACTTGCAGTATTACCATCATCAGTTGTTGTACCACTTGTATAGATACCATCATTTAAACCATCATCTAATGTTTCTCTTAATTCAACACTAAATGATTTTGTACTATAATCTCCAGATTCATCGTAAGTTCTTCTTGCGAGATTATCACCTAGAACAGAATATTCAGTATTTCTAACTTGTTCTTGTATTATTCCGTTTTTAACTCTCATTAATTCAACGAAGTTAGTATCTTCTGTTGAACCTATTGCGAGTTTAGAAAGAGTCGCCGATAGTTTTAATCTATGAGCACCTTTCGCTGCGTAATTATTTGTTCCAGTTGCGTTATCAAGAAGTTGTGAATCTGATTCTGGAGTTACCAGAGTTTCAGTAATTGTTAAACCAATTCTATATGATGGTGTATCTGTATACTTGTCTAAAATAATTCTTTGTGTTCCTACACGAACAAAATGTCCACGAATAAAATAAACACCTTGTTCTATACTTGCAGATGAACCTGTTGCGGTTGCGTCTGAGGATTGTAGTGTCGCTGATGCTGCGTCTGCGCTTTTTGAACCAATGGCTCCATCTGAGGAAATATTTTCTCCATTAGTAAATGTTGCCGAAGTATTATTAGTTCCTGTTTTTATATATTTAACAAATAGTGTTATAGGGTCAGTACTTGTTGCTGCCTCGGCTTGAATAACCTCTGCGACAACACCAGAACTTGCTCCTGTAATTCTTGTACCCACATAGTCTTGGATATCATCTGCGATTGAAGCACTAGAAAATGTTGATTGTAATTTTACTGCAAAAAATTCATTAGTAAATCCAATGTTACCTGGTATAATCATTGAACCTTCTTTAAACATATGTCTACCAAATCTATCGATTTGATTTTGAAGAATAGTCTGTAGTGTTGTTAGTTCTCTAGCCTGTATTGCAAATGATGGTCTAAACAAAACACGATTAAAATTATCCGTTTCATCAAAGTCATCATAGTAAGGAGAGATATTTAAATTTGTTTTTTCCATGTTATATCCTTACTTAAAATTCTATTATCAACTTTATATCTTCTGTTTGGTCTGTTGCTCTTGAAATAGGTCTTCTAGTTTCGAAGTACAGTAAATCTCCACTATCTGGTTCTATTTCTTCATTCGCAAAACCATTTGTAAATGTTATTGTATTTCCACCTGCGAGAGTTACTGCGGCATCTGCGCCATCATCGGGTGCTCCTGTTGCTGATGAGGTTGCGCCTGTGATTGTATTCGTTCCACTAAATGCTACTTTGTCACCATCACTTGCGACTCCAAAATCTGCAAATTTTTCTTGTTGATAATAAAGAATACGATTTGTTGAATCATATTCTACAACTTTTCCTATCGCGCCTGAGGTTGCCTGAGTAATTTTTTCATCTGCTTGAAAACTTCCTGCACCACTTGCAAGTTTCATTGCTTTAACTGCTCGAAGTGTAGTTGCGGTAGAAGTAGTTGTTGTCCCAAAGTTATATGGGTTTCTTACTAAACCTATTTGTCTAAAATCGTTACCTGTTAGTACATCATCACCCTCTGCTGCGGTGAGAGTTGTATGTAACATAACATAATGTCCACCAAGTTCTTTAACTGCGTCATTACCATGTCCCTCTTGTGGAGAAATGATAACTTGTATTGCTCCGTTAGAACCACCACCTATGTTGGCAGAAGAACTTAATCCTGTATCACTATAAACATCTGATAAACTGACTGTACCAAAAGTATATCCACTACCACCTGCGTGAATTGTTGTATCAGTTCCTGCGGTTAGTCCAAAGGAAGCGAGTGCTCCACCTGCGACTGTAATTCTTACGATTCCGCCTGATGAACTTCCTGCGTTTGAACCATCTCCATGAATTGGTGCGTAGTATGTACCATTTGTATAACCAGAACCTGCGGTAACTATAAGTGATTCTATTTTACCATCAACTGCTGCGGTTGATACAGTACTATCAGTTGCGACTGGCATAAAGTCAGTTGTTAAAAAGTTTTGAACTTGTGAAGTTGTTAATGTGTACATATATTTTAATATGTACCCACCAGATTCAAATGGTGAATTGGATGTTGATGTTGGTTCACTTCCAGAGAAATTAGTACCACCATTATTATCTAAAACTTTATATACTTTAAAATCACTTGTCATAAAGTAAAAAGTTGAATCATAAAGGTTTGTTGCTCCAGAAGTTGTAGTGTTTGATGAACTTATATTATCTTCATACATATCGTATGTTGTTGAGTTAGCCCAGTTTCTTCTAGGGATAACATTCACAACATCTGAACTTGTTACTTTCTTAGCCGCTATCATACTATCCCATGCGTAATATTCTGAACTTACATCATCTACTGGAGTTGGTGGTGATAAATCTGTTCCACCACTTGTATCGGATGTAAATGCGATAGGTTTTCCTATTGTGAGATAATATGTTGTCGCAGACGCTTCACTGAATGATTCAGAGAATTGTTCTGCGTTGTGAATCCTAAATTTTTCTGTTATAATTGCGGCCATTTGTTATATTCCTTTAAATTATATTTATACATCTTGTATCAACCAACCATAAGTTGCGCCAGAATAAACAAGTGTAAATCCTGCTCCATTATTGTTTACAGTTAAGTCAGAAGCACTACCCTCAATCTTATGACTATTTCTACCAACAGTTAAATTATTTGTTGCGAAACTAGAAGCGAGGTCTTTAAATTTAATCGTGTGTCCTACACTCGCTGATGAAGGGAGTGTAACTGTAACTGCTCCAGAACTTGTGTTAATGAACAAGAAATCACCTGCGGTTGCTGTGTATGGTGAGTCAGAATTTGTTTTTGTAGTCCAAGTATATGTTGGACTTGTAACTACTGGAGCTGTTAAAGTTTTATTACTTAAACTTTCTGTTTGTGTAAGTGTAACAAAACTTTCACCTTGTAACGCTGCGTTGAATTCTGCGAGTGAACCTGTAAATGTATTATTTGCGAAATCAAAGGTTTTATTTGTTAGAGTATCTGTTGTATCTTTACCAACCAGAGTATCAGTCGCTGATGGTAGAGTAAGTGTAACATCTCCAGTAGACGCCGGGCCTATTAAAGTAACTTTGTTAGTCCCATTGTCACTATCCTCAAAGAACTCCAAGAATCCTGCGGAAGTTGAACCATTTTTTAATTGAATACCAGCATTCGCTATAGGTGTAGTTAATGTTGGTGTTGTTAAAGTTTTATTCGTAAGTGTTTGTGAACCCGTAAGAGTTGCGACTGTTGAATCAATATTAATTGTAAGTGTATCTGTCGCACTCGCGACTGTATCAAGACCTGTTCCACCAGCGATAGTCATAGTGTTAGCGGTTGATATTGTTTGGTTACTACCACTATCACCTGCGAGTGTTATTGAAAAAGATTGACTTAACGAAGCGATATCACTTTCGTGTTCGTTAATCGCCCCTACGATATCTGTTGCGGTTGTGTTTAACTGGTCACCTTGTGATGAACTTGTTACATTTCCAATATCAGTTGAGAGTTCATTAAACTCTACTCTAAATTGTTCTAATGTGAAAGTATTTGGTGCGTTTCTTGTTGCCATTGTTTATTATTAATCCTTTTAACTATTTATCATACTTTATCAGTAGTTTTTAAAAATTCACCATCTAATTCTATAATATTATCAAACATAAAAATTATTCCATAATATTCATCTGTTTCGATTGTATCTGTATATTCAATCTCTTTAATATCAATATCTATATCAAACATAATTAATATAAATTAATTCTATAGATACTCGCAGTGTTTGAACCTATAGTATAATTTGACCCCGTATCTTGATATGGTGGTGTGAGTTTCGCACCATACGCTCTTACTTGCGCACATCCTTCTGGAAAATCTGCAAATATATAACCAACATTATACGCCTCTTTAATCCATGCGTTAAATGCGTTATGAGTATCTACT